TGGCAGATTGAAGAAATACCCAACGGTGAATGCAGGGGGAAGGCATGAAAGAAACGCAAAAGACGGATGAGACCGTTCTCGCTGAGATCATGGATCGGGTGCGCTACGCTCGGAGCAAACATCCTATCTTTGCTAAAAGCAAGCTGGAGGCGATGAACGTTATCACGGAAGAGATGGATGAGTTCATACGGGCCGTTTTGCTTGGGGAGGGCGAAGGCAGGGAATACGACGAATGCCGCGACGTTATTGCGACATGTTTCCGTTATATAGTTGGGGAATATAAACACCATACTAAAGCAAAAACGGAGGCATGATGGCCGAAAATCAATTTGAAATAGCGTATGCGCCGCGCATACTTCGTAACCTTACGGAGATATGCGCGGAGATGGGCGTGGGCACGGATAAGGTTAAGCTGTGGGTGAGCCTGGGCGCGCCTATTGCCGTCAGCAATGACGACGGAAGGGCGCGCTATTCCGCAGAGGCCGCCGCCTTGCAACTGTGGCGCGTCCGGGAAGGGCAGTAGGCGCGGGGGAAGGGGACGGCTGGATTTATCCCCACACGGTCGAAGGGCGGAGGCGACGGGCGGCGCAGTCAGACAGGTAGGCGTTGATCAGTGTCTGGTAGGGGATGCCGCTTTCAACCGCCAGGCGCTTGAAATAGTCGAGGCTCGACGTGTCCAGGCGGATGGTGATGGAGGTCTTGTCTTTCCGGGTGTACGGATTCTTTTCGGCATGGGAGAAATCATATTCGTCACGCATGGCTTATGCTCCTGTTGTAGGCGTCTTTTTCTTTCATGGTTGCTTTTCGGGCGGAAATGATGCGGATTGTCTCGTCGTTCTCCCGGTAGCAATGGCAGACGACAAGCACGCGAAGCCGCGCGCTCAGCCCAAGGAGGATAAAGCGGTCTTCGTCGTCCGAATGGTCGGGATCGTAAATGCGCAGCGCTTCCTCATCGGAAAACACCGTCGCCGCTTCCTCAAAGGTGATGCCATGCTTTTTCACATTGGCCGCGGCCTTGGACTCGTTCCAGACAAAGCGCATGAGTAGCTCCTTAATTATGTACATACACAGTACGCACACGGCGGGAGCGTGTCAAGCGAGGCGCGGAATGGCTTTTTCGAGGGAGTCTGCGGGTTGCTGGAAAAATGACAACAAGTGAAACATAAAAAACACGCGGCATGACAGCCACAAAGGCCCCTCTTTGGAGGGGCTTTTTCTTTTCTGCTGGGCACAGGGGCGCTTGCCCAAAAACGCACCCTGAAAAAACCTGTCAAGTAGGCTGCAGCCTCTCCCAGGCGGCTACAGCCTACCTGGAGGGGGGATACTCGAAAAGGTCGTGCTAGGCTGAACGCAAAAAATCGGGAGCGCCATGCGGGAACAAAAACTCACGCACAAACAGGAACGCTTCGTCGCGGAGTACATCAAAACTGGCAACGCGAGTGAAGCCTATCGTCGTGCGTACAGTACTGAAAAAATGAAGCCTGAGACTGTCAACCGCAGGGCCAAGGATTTGATGGACAAAGGCAAGATCGCGGCAAGGCTCCAGCAGTACCGCGACAAAGCAGAGAAAGCAGCCCTTATGACGCTGGAAGGGCACCTTGAGGCTCTCAAAAATCTTCGTGATCTCGCAAGCAGCGTCGGCAGGTTTGAGGCGGCGATCACCGCAGAGACAAATCGCGGCAAGGCCTTCGGACTGTACAAGGATCGCGTTGAGCACACCGGCAAGGACGGCGGGGCGATTGAGACGCGGAGCATAATCCGGATCGAGTTTGTGGAGGCTGGCAAATGACTGTCGTGCAAATACAAATGCAGACACCAGCAGCATTCAAAGAGCTGTACAAGCCGCACCGCTACAAAATCTTCTACGGCGGTCGAGGGGGAGGCAAGAGCCGTGCGTTTGCTTCGGCGCTGCTTGTCATCGCTACGCAATCGCCATGCCGTGTGCTGTGTGCGCGGGAGATCCAGAATTCCATCCGCGATTCGGTCAAAAGGCTTCTTGACGACGAGATCGGCAGGCTTGGCCTGGGCGATTTTTACACGTCCACAGACGCCGAGATACGTGGCGCAAACGGGAGCCTGTTCATCTTTTCCGGGCTGCGCGCCAATCCGGAGCGGGTGAAATCGTTTGAAGGGCTGACGCACTGCTGGGTTGAAGAAGCTGAAACGGTCAGTGAGCCTTCCCTTGACCTTCTGACGCCCACCATGCGCGCGGAAGGTTCCGAGATATGGATGTCGTTCAACCCAGCCCGCATCACATCCCCGGTCTGGCAGCGGTTCGTGGTCAATACGCCTCCGCCTGGAAGCTACGTCAAAAAAGTGAACTGGCGCGACAATCCGTGGTTCCCGGAAGAGCTCCGTAAGGAGATGGAACACTGCCGTGAGACCGATCCAGACAAGTATGATCACGTCTGGGAAGGCAATCCTGTGCTTATCGCGGCAGGCTCTTATTACGGCAAGGCGCTCCAGCTTGCGGAAGATTCTGGCCGCATCGGCGACGTGCCGGTTGAGCCGGATCTGCTTGTCCACACGGCGTGGGATCTGGGCATGGCGGACAGCACGGCGATCTGGTTTTTCCAGGTTCTTCCGACCGGGAAGAGTGGGGAATGGCGGTTCATCGACTTTTATGAGGCAAACGGGGAGCCGCTCGCACATTACGCCAGCGTGCTGGAGTCCAAGGGTTTTCACTATGGCAGGCACATCGCGCCGCACGACATCGCCGTTCGGGAATTTTCCACCGGAAAGAGCCGGCTTGAAGCCGCTTACGCGCTGGGGATCCGTTTTGACATAGCCCCGGCTCTCCCCGTTGCTGATGGCATTGAGGCCGTTCGGCAGGTGTTGGCCAGCGCGTATTTTGACAGACACCGTTGCGGTCGTGGTCTGGAAGCGCTTTGGGCCTACCAGCGCGAATATGACGACGTTCATGCCTGTTTTCGCAGTCATCCGCTGCACGACTGGACAAGCCATGCGGCGGACGCCATGCGGTATGCCGCAGTCGGATACCGGCAGAATCGCCAGAACGGCGACGTCTTCACGCCAAAGAGGAAATAGAAGATGGCAGATTCTTCCAGGAAGCTCATCCTGCCCATTGAGAAAGCCAACGCCTACGTTCATGAAGGGCGGCTCGCGTCTGACTTGTGGCGCGAAGAAAGCTGGCGCGACCAGGAGATGTATGACGGTGCGCAGTGGGATAGTGAGGAAGCGCGGCACGCGAAAGAACTAGGGATTGAGCCCATCACCATCAACCGCACTTTCCCGGCGGTTAACCTCATTCTTGGCAGCCAGGAAATCAACCAGGCAAACATCATCGCGAAGGCACGTACCAACGAAGACGGGACGACTTCTGATCTGATGAGTGAGGCGATTGAGTTTGTTCTCGACCAGAATGAAGGGAAATTCCTCATCCAGCAGGCGTTCAAAGACGCCGTCATTCCAGGCATCGGCTGGCTGTATACCGGGTTTCGCTCCGACCCAAGGAAGGAAAAAATCAGCATCGAATATCGGGACTGGAAGGAAGTCTACTTTGACCCGTACGCCAGCCCGTGGATTGAATCGAACAGATGCCGCTACGTCTTTTTCCAGCGCTGGATGGATCTTTTCGACCTGCAATGCATGTATCCGCAGCGTGAGAAGGAACTCGCCGATGCCATTGGCCAGCTCATGCCTGACGGGACGTTGTCGTCGTCAGCGAATTTTGACGCGGCGACGGAAATTGAGATGGACAAGCGGATGCACAGCTCGACGCTGTGGTGGGACCCGGAACGCCGGAGAATCCGCCCCGTACAGCTATGGTATCCGGTTCTCCAGCCCGCCGTTTTCGCCGTTTTTGAAGACGGCGGGTGCGTTGAACTCACCGAGCAGATGTCGCCGCGCACAACGTACGCCGTCACACAGTCCGCACAACAAATTATCCGCACGAGCGTGCGCAAGCTCCGCGTGAAGACGTTTGTCGGGAATTATGAGCTGGAGGACAGGCCGTCCCCGTTCAATCACAACGAATACCCCTTTATCCCCTTCGTTGGGTATCTCGACCGCTACGGCTTCCCGTTCGGTGTCCCGCGCATGATTCGCGGGCAGGACATCGAGGTGAACAAGCGCCGGTCAATGAACCTGGCGTTGCTGACGAAGCGGCGCGTGCTGATGGAAGAAGGCGCTTCTGCGCGACCGGACAAGGCGTTTGAGGAAATCAACAAGATTGACGGATTCGTGATGCTCCAGCCTGGCGGATTGGCCAAGACGCAGGTGCTGGAAGGAACCCAGCTCTCTGAATATCAGATCCGCATCCTCGAACAGTCAGAGAAAGAGATACAGCAGGTTTCCGGCGTGAACGCCGAGGCCACCGGGTACCAGTCCAACGCGCAGTCGGGCAGGGCGATTGAACTGCGCAGGCAGCAGTCTTCAACCATCATGGCAAGCGTGTTCGGCAATTATCGGCGTTCACTGCATCGCCTTGGAAAAATTCTCGTGAGCAACGTGCAGGCGGCATGGACCGCGCCAAAGGTACTGCGGGTGACGGACAAGATGACGCAGGCCGAGAAGTACATAACGCTGAATCAGCGCGTCCTGAAAGATGGCTCCGTCATTGAAATCAAGAACGACATCACCCAGGGCATCTATGACATCGTAATCAGCGACAGCCCGTCCACAGACACCGTGCGTGAGCAGAACATGAACCTGCTCATCGAATGGGTGAAACAGGCCCCGCATGAGCTCATCCCTTATCTCATGGGCATGGCTATGGAGATGAGCAACCTGCCGAACAAAGATCAGCTCATGATGAAGCTGCGGCCGTTTATGGGCATCACACCGGAAGAGATGGATCTGTCCATCGAAGAACTGCAAGCCAAGATGCAGCAGGAAATGCAGGCGAAGGCCGCAGAAGAGCAGGCGGCTATGGAATTGAAGCGCCAGGCTGACGCAGCGGCATTGCAGAGGATGTTCCTGGAAAACGCGAAACTGGAAGCAGAAATCAGCAAGGCCGCGGCACAGGCGCAAAATATCGGACGTGAGCAGGACAGGAAGGATTTTGAAACGGGCGTGGATGCCGGCGAGAAGATACGCGCGGCCAGAAAAGAGGATGTGGCGCTGAATATGGCGCAGCAGGCCATGGACATTATTCGTGGCGCGTCCGCTCCCGCAACCCCTGCCAGTGTTGAGCCGATGATACCGGCTCCGCCAATGCACATCCCGTATGGCGCGTACAAGAGGAGATAGTGATGACTGCCGCAGAGAAGAGGGAATGCGCCAGAATGGACGCGGAATTCAGAGGGCACAGGCCGTTGCCGCCCGGGAGGAATTTCACCTGCTGGGAACATGTTGAGAGCGAGGAGAACAGGCAGAATTACCGCAACGGCTACGACGCTATCCGCTGGGACGTCGAAAAGCGTCTCTGCCCGACAGAACAGGAGTTGGCCGTCATCAGATGACGGATACTCATATTACGGCAGCTCGCGCCGACATCGCGGGTAAATTCTTCGCCAGCCGGGGCGTAAAACCGGAAAGGATTGACCATGAGTGAAGAGCAGACCGTGACCAACGACACCGCCGCACAGGCCCCGGCCGCAAATGCGGAATCGAACAAAGCCACAGATACCGCCACCAATACGCCCCCAGCGGAACAGCAACAGCAGCAACCGCAGGGTACAGGGCTTTTTGGTGAATCTGACGTGAGCGAGGCAGAGCTTCGTGGCAACGCTGAGCCCACACCCACCACCGACAAGAAGGAAGACAATAGCGCTGAGTCGGACGCGAAAGGTGAGGATGCCGAAGGCGAGGAAGCCGGCGAGGACGATGGCGCGGAAAAGAAAGCCCCGCCCAAGGGGTATGTTCCCAAGGAAGCGCTGGCCGAGGAGCGCGCCAAGCGTAAGCAGGCGCAGGAGGCCATGGCGGAGCTGGAAACAAAGCTGGCGGAAGTTCAGCGGCAGATCCAGCAGGAGGCGCCGCAGACGGTGACCCCTGAAGCGATTGAGTCCAGCGAGTACAGCGACGAAGTGAAGGCGTTCGCGCGGGAAAACCCGAAGTTCGCCGCCCTCATCCTGGAAAACTCGCAGGACGGCGAATCTTTGCGCAATACGCTTGAGGCGTATGGCGCAGACGACGCCAGGATGGAAGCGCGGACACTTCGGCTGGAACGTGAGCGCGAGCAGGCGGAGTCGCGGCAGAAGGATGACGCCATGAGCGCCGTGGACAAAGCCGTCACTGCCGAGATGGACAAGCTCTTTGGCGATGGTTCCCGTTCAGGCAAGGAGGCGCAGGAGCTGATCAGCCACCTCATGGATAACGGCATGAGCGCACAGGCTATCAACATACTGACATCTCCCGCCACGATTGTGACGGACGGACAGGGCAACCACTACCGCCTGGGATCCGTTGCGTATCAGCTCGTCGCCGCGCTCAAGCATGGCTATGACGCTCATAAACGTGGCAATCCGGACACACTTCGCGCTCAAATCAGAAAAGAGGTTGAGGCGGAAGTCACGCGCGACGTCGTGCGCAAAATGCGCGCTGGCGAGAACGTTGATGATGGCTTCCAAGACATTGGTTCGGCTCCCGGCCATGAATCGGCGCCGGGGCGCGCAGCGCCCACAACCGAAGACGGCTGGAGAAAGCTGAGCGACGCGGAGGAGGAGCGTCTTCTCCGTGCAAAGTAAGCAAAATAATCCACAGGAGTGTCTATAATGGCTGGTACTGAATTTGCTTTGAATGATCCGCTGGCAGTCCAGCGGTGGAGTCAGTCCCTCTCCAAATACGCGGAAAAGGCGTCCTATTTCTCCAAATTCATCGGGGAAGGGGAGAGCATCATTGTCGCCAAGAAAGAACTGAGCAAGGGTGCTGGTGACAAAATCACCATGGGCCTGCGCGCCAAGCTGTCCATGCCCGGCGTGGTCGGCGACAATCTCATCAAGGACACTTCCGCCGAAGAGGCGCTTCAGTTCTTCTCTGATGCAATCTTCATCGACCAGTATCGTAAGTCGACGAAATCCAAGGGCAAGATGTCCGAGCAGCGCGTTCCCTACAATATGCGCCGCGAAGGCCGTGACGCCCTCGCCGTCTTCTTTGGCGAGCTGTACGACGAAATGATGATGATCTACCTCTCCGGCGCGCGCGGCGTGAACGAAGGCTTCATCAACCCGGTTGACTGGACCGGCTTTGCCAACAACAGCATTCAGGCCCCTGACGCCGCGCATCAGATGTACGCCGGTACGGCAACCGCCAAGGCCAACCTCACGTCGGCCGATACCTTCTCCATCGCCACGATCGAGGCCCTGCGCGAGAAGACGAAAATGATGCGCCCGAAGATGACACCCGCCAAAGTCAACGGCGGGAACAAGTTCGTCCTTCTGCTGTCGCCCATGCAGGCGCGGCAGCTCCGCAGCGCGTCTTCCTCAAACGACTGGATCGACATCCGCAAATCCACGGACGGCCAGGATTCCCCACTCTACAACGGCAGCCTTGGCGAATACGCCGGCTTCATTCTCCATGAGCATGAAAACGTCATCCAGTTCAATGACTATGGCTCTGGCTCGGACCTTGCCGCTGCACGTGCGCTTTGCCTGGGCGTGCAGGCTGGGCTCATTGCCTGGGGGCAGGATTCCGGTCAAGGCCGCTACTCGTGGAATGAAGAATCCGATGACAGGGGCAACGCTCTCGCCATTACTGCCGGGGCTATCTTCGGCGTGAAGAAGGCTCGTTACAACGCCAAGGATTTTGGTGTTATCGCCATCGACTCTTACATTCCGCAGAACCTGTAATCCAGGAGACGAAAATAAATGGCTACTCTGAAATCCGATGCCGTTAAAGACGGGATCATGTTCGTGGATGGACCTATCGGGGCCGTGTTGTGCCGTTCCGCTTCATTTACCGGAAAGCCGGGAAACGGTGACGTTCTTCAAATGATTCCGGTGCCCAAGGGCGCGATGGTCGTCGGTTACGATCTCATCTGGGAAGCCCTCGCTGCCTCTACTACCGTGAAGATTGGCGACGGCGACGATGACGACCGCTACGCCGGCACAACCGCCCATACCGTTACCGCCGCAGGCGCGGCCCACGGCGTGGCGCAGGGGTATCTTTACACCGCTGACGACACCATTGACATCACATTCGGCGGCGCGGCGCAGGCCGCGGACAAGACTGTGAAGATGAACCTCTACTACAAAATTGTCGCTGGCGCCTGCGAACAGGAAAACAGCGCATTCAAGGCGTAATTTCCCTCCGTGCAAACCCTGTAACCCCGGAAAGACCTGTGCAGCATCCTCCACCGCACGGCCTTTCCGGGCAAAAGAGAAAGGACATACGGCATGAAAGCGATACGCATGAAAGGCCATACGCCCGTAACCATGACGAATAAAAAACGCCTCATCGGCGCTCCGTACATTTTTACGCCGGGGCAGATCACCAGCGTGGAGGATGAAGACGTCGCTTATCTGCTGGAGGGAAACGCCGCCATTTTTGAAGCCGTAGATACGCTGAAAAAGGCGGAATCCCCGGCTGTAAGTGTTGAGGTGGATATGGTTGAGCCGGACATTGAAGCCGTAGAAAACCAGCCCAAGCGCCGCCGTACCCGCAAGGCGAAGGATGCGTGATGCTCTGCTCAGACATTTTCCGTACCGTGTCCGGGATGCTGGACGATGAACAGGTTAACCGCCGCTGGCCCTGGTCGTCTGGCGATGGTTCATGGTCACTGATTGACGCCATGAACGCGGCTGTGCGTGAAATCGTGATGCAGCGTCCGGATGCGACTGCGGAATCTCGCGTCATTACCCTGGACGCCAACACCATGCGCCAGCCTTTGCCAGCGGATGCCACGGCCATGATCGACATCGTGGCCAACGTGTCCGGAGAAGAGAATACGCTTGGCCGCCCAGTGTTCAAGGTTGAAATGGATGCCATGCGCGCGTCCCTGTCATGGGCGTCTGAAACCACCGACAGCCGCATCCAGAAATGGGCCTACCCCAAACTGGACAACAGAAACGAATTCTGGGTTTTCCCAACGCCAACGGTTCCGTTGAACGTGCTGGTTACCATATCGAAACGCCCGCCGACCGTTTCCGCGCCAAGCGATGTTTTCCCTCTGGCTGATGAATACGCAAACGCAGCGGCCTATTTCATCCTGGCTGACTGCATGCTTGGCGACCATGGAGAGAGCAATCCGTCAAAGGGCTCTCTCTATATGGCCATGTTCGCAAACACACTCGGAATAAAACTTTCCGCAGACATTCAGTTCCCAGTGAGCAAGGGGGGCGCAAATGCGGCTCGCGCTTGATGACATTGTTCAGGAACTTCTTCCTGAAACGCAGAACATCCCTGAAGCCGACGTGAAGACTGCGTTAATTCTTGCGCTCCGTTCATTCTGTGACTGCTCGCAGATATGGCGCGAAGAATGTGAATGCGTTGTCGTCAGTGCCACCGGCACGGCGGAAGTTTCCCTGCCGCCACACGCCGAGGCCATATACTGCCAGTACATCAGGCTGGACGGAATGAAAGGCATTATCCGCAATCCTGCTTTGCTGGATGTGAATGGAAGCGTGGATGTCAGCAATGAGTACAGCAGCTCCCGGGGGCAAGTTACGCGGGGGAAAGCCATGATGATCCTTCAGCCCGCATACAGCGCAGATGTCATTGATTCTGTTATGTATCGCCGCTGGCAGCAGGGCATCAAGGCCGGCGCTATTTTTAATCTGCGCAGCATGTACGGGCGCGAATGGTATGAACCGAATGTCGCAGCATTCAATATGCAGGAATTTCAACGAGCCATTGGCGCGGCTTCACGCGAGGCCATGAATAAATACCTTGCCAGCGAGGGCAGGGCGGAGGTTGGCTGGATATGAGCAGCGAATACCCCACCGTAAAAGTAACGGCGATTGCCTACGACTCCGAGGGGAATCCGCGCAGCAATGCCCGTGTGATTGCCATACTGACCACAGTGGAGCGTTACAATGGCTTCGTCCTGCCAAATGTCGTTGAGACTGTGACGGACAGCGACGGACGCGCCGTTCTCGAATTATTCCCGAACGAGCTGGGTTCAGAAGGATCTGAATATCGTTTCTTCATTGAGAACGAAACCGGGAAGAGCGTAAGCCTTCATGCAACGGTTCCGAATATGGATTGTGATCTCTGGCGGATAGCCGACCTCGACCCGTACGAAAAACGAGGCGCTGGAGAAATTTTGACAAGTGAAATCGCGGCCATGGTTGAACAGGCCACAGCCGCGCGGGACGAAGCTATCTCCAATGCGAGCGCAGCGTCAGCTTCTGCAATAAACGCCGAGAATTATGCGAACGCAGCACAAGCCGCGATGCTGAGGATGGAAGACGTTTCGGCCACGGCTATTACGCTGCCTCCAGGCAGCGACGCAACGGCAAGCTATGATCCTGCTACTGCCGTTTTCAGCCTGGGCATCCCGAAAGGCGACCAGGGAGAAGTGAGCGCCGCTGACCTCGCCGCAACGAACGCCGCCGTTGCCGCGGCGCAAGCGCTGATGGGAGCGCTTGCCAATCTTACAACGACCGAGAAAGACACACTGGTCGCAGCCATCAACGAGGTGTTCGCCGCCTGCCTGCACCGCGCAGGCGGAGTGATGACCGGGACGATTAAGAGCAGCATATCTCCCGCATTGAGTGCTAACGCACTGAATGAAGCGTTACGAATCTGTGGCAGCAACGATTGGAACAAAGGTGCACGTATAGCGCTGCATCCAGCGTCTGGTTCAGGAATGGTGTATATTTCGTCTATTAAAACAGACGGTACAGACGCCTTCATCAGTCTCGAACTTAACGCAAATACAGGCGGGCTGCGCTGGGATGGAGCAAGCCTCATCGTAAAAAGCGCTACTGTATACGAACAAACTGTCTCATTAACGCAGAACACAAGCACAACAATCACAATAACCAACCCTTCCGACAAGGTACAACATCTTGCCTTTATTGTCAGAGAGTGCTGGCCTGGAACGACACACGCCAACGCTGGTGTCATTATCGAAAGGGTACGAAGCGCCACGCAGCTGGATGTTGTTTCGCACAGCGTGACACAGAACTATTCGCTTAAAATCGACGAAATCTACCTCAAGAAGTTCGCATAAAAAGGAGCCGTCCATGGAAGAAACATTCGACTTGTACAGCGTTGAAACCGGCTGGGTGAAGGCGACGTGGGAAGACATCGCTACGAAGCTGGATGCCGGTTTTGTAAAGGCAATACCTGACGATGTAGCGATGATTCCTGATCTTGATGCTCTCTCGAAAGTGTATTTTTCCCGCGTCCAGCAGGCGCTTGATGCGTTTGCTCAGACGCGCGGATACGACGGCATCATCAGCGCTGTCAGCTATGCCGGAAGCAATGATGAGCAATATGCGGCCGAAGGCGCATACTGCATGGCTCTGCGGGATGAGACATGGAAAAAGGCCAATAATCTTGCGGCGGATATGATCTCCGGAAGCATCGAGCCGATGACGTATGCGGCTTTCTTGGCGGAGTTGCCGCTGGCTTCCGCAGAATGGCCGGAGAATGCTGAATAAAGCTCTTTGCAAATGAGAGAACACAACCGGGGGAACAATGACAAAACTCCACAAAGATCTGAACAATGGCGACATTCACATACCGTTTTTCAGAATCTATGCAACAGCCACAGCGCGCGCGGCGGATACGACGGTTGTACAGGCCGACGTCGGTAAGATCGCACTTCAACAGGCAGACAATAGCTTGTGGCTGCTGACAAGGGTTTCCCCTGTGTCGTGGGTTTGGATAGGCGGCGCTATTCAAGCGCAGCAAATCCAGACCGGTATGCTTGCCAATGCGAGTGTCACAGCAGACAAAATCGCAGACTCCGCCGCGATGAAACTTACTGGCAATCAGACCGCAAGAGGGGTCAAGACCTTCCCAAACGGAATTGTAAGTAACGTTACTGGCAATCTGAATGGTAATGCGGCATCCGCCGAAAACGCGGACAAGGTGGACGGAAGCCACGGTTGGGAAGTGCAGACCTTAGCTTCCGGCGGTTCGTCGCATGGCCCGTCAAACCACGTCGCCACCATCAAACATAACGTGGATGGTGACGGTTATTTTAAGCTGATTATCCCTAACCAGCGGACGAAGGTGGACAGGGCAAATTCTGCCGCCACTGCTGATAACGCCACAAACGCGACGAATGCGACAAATGCGGCATCCGCCGAAAACGCGGACAAGGTGGACGGAAGCCACGGCTGGGAATTACAGACTCTAGCTTCCGGCGGTTCGCCGCATGGAGCGTCAAACCACGTCGCCACCATCAAATATAACGTGGATGGGGACGGCTATTTTAAGCTGATTATCCCTAATCGTCAGACGAAGGTGGACAGAGCAAATTCTGCCGCCACTGCTGACGCAGTCTCTGGAGTGTCGGCGTGCGGCCAGAATGGTTCGAACATCGTCGCACCTTCCGGCGGGGGCACATGGTTTTGCATGGTGGCCTACGTCACCACCAATGGGGCTCATGGGTATCGGACTGGCACGTATACGTCAGGTGGCGTCATCGCGTCTGATTGCAGAACGCTTCAGGAAAACATCGCCATTCGCAAGAGTTAAGGATGGAGAGGGAGCCTATGGACAAACGTATCTTTTCCCAGCGGAGCAGGCGCAATTTAGAGCGGGTTCATCCTGATCTTGTGCGTTGTGTCCAGCTCGCCCTTGGGTATTCCGAGGTCGATTTCACGGTGGTTGAAGGCGCGAGAACTCTTGAAAAGCAACGTGAATACGTCAGCAAAGGGGCCAGCCGGACGATGAAGAGCTATCACCTCATCCAGCCGGACGGCTATGCGCACGCGGTGGATCTGTATCCATGGGTTGATGGCAGCGTGCGCGTCAATGCGCCGTTTGCGACGTTCCGGAAAATCGCCGACGGCATGAAGCGGGCCGCGCGGGAGCTTGGCATCCGCATTACCTGGGGCGGCGACTGGAAAACGTTTGTTGATGCGCCGCACTACCAAATCGAGGTTGGTTGATGGGGGTTTACGGTTTACTGGGCGCAGGCGCCATCGCGGTTGTCATGGCGGGCGTCATCTGGTGGCAGAGCGGGCAGATTGATTCTCTCCGTTCATCGCTCGAAACATGGAAGGAAATGGCGCAGGTCACCGCAGCGTCCATCGCGGAAATGGCCGATGACAGAAAACGCCTCGAAAACGCGCTTGCCAAACGGGAAGCGGATTTGCGCGCAATCAGATCGGGGCTTGAAGAACAACGGGCTTTGATAGCAAAGGCGGTGCGAAATGATGAAGCGGTCGCTGACTGGGGCCGGACTCCTGTGCCTGATGCTGTGCTTGACGTCGTGCGCAGACCGGCCTTTGGCGGTACGGACGGTGTATCTGCGGGAGCAGCCGCCGGAACATCTGCTGCTTCGGACGCCGGAACCGCAGATAAGCGGAAGAACAAACGCTGATCTGCTAGAATGGGCGCTCGCCCTGCGGGAGGCGCTGGAACGATGCAATGCGGACAAGGATGCGATAATGGCGGCAATGGCACGATTACACGAGGACGAAGAATGACGAGTTTGCAGGATCTTGCCGACAAGCTGGTGGCATTCGTCCTCCTTCCTGCAACAATATACGGGGCGGGCGGCGGAATCCTCCGCGCGTTCAAGTCGGGCAAGCGCGGCGCACAGATCGCGCTGGAGGGGGCATCGGGAGCTTTTGTCGCGCACATGTGCGGGCCGCTTATCACAGCGTACGTGCCTGAACCATGGCAGTATCCGTGCGTGTTTCTGTCCGGATGGGGCGGGCTTGAACTGGTCAGCCGGGCCTACACGCTTGCAACGGAGTGGGTCGTCGCGCGGATCCGGGCAACCATGCCGCACACGCCGGAACATGACGACGTGCGGCCAGACCCCCGCGAAGGGGAGTAATGCTGAACAACTTTCAAGGAGTCATTAAGACATGATGATTGCCCTGGCGAATAATGCGCAGACAGTGCTGCTTCATGCAATCAATGCGTCTGATACGTCGCTGACGTTGATAAATGGCGCCGGTTCGCTGTTTCCTCATCTCGTCCTAGATGAAGTCTTTTACGGGGCCTTATCTGACAACGCGGGAAACGTCGAATATGTCAAGGTGACGAAAACCAACGGTGATGTGTTTACTGTTGTACGCGGGCAGGAAAGAACAGCTGCGCGTTCGTGGGCTTCCGGTTCGCGCTTCCAGCTCCGCATGACGGCGGAAACGTGGAAACAGATGACCAATCTCCATTGGGAGCGCCTGCGTGACGATGTTTCACTTGAAGCCATCGCGCCTGCGGTAACTTCTTCCACGGCATTCAGGGTAGCTGGCGACCATACCGCCGTTTTCCAGCAGACGAGGGCATATCGCCTGTACAAGTCTGCTGGGGGATTTGATTACGGGTTTGTCGCGGATTCCGCCTTTGCAAACAGTGTGACCACGGTGACGGTGAACGCTTCTTCCGCGCTGTCCGGGCCGTATCTTTGCGTGGATCTTGGCATTGACCTGAATCTTGTCCCGGAGGCAGGGACTGCCGCGCCGGCGGCACATCTCATAGACGCTAATGCGCACGCTGCCTTGTTTGCCTCTGTTCAGCAACAACTCGACGCTTTGTCGGCCAGGATTGCCGCACTCGAAGCCAGGAAATTCGTACTTTACTCCTGAAAGCAGGTTTAAGCATGAAGATTGACATTAACGCCTTCACAGGGATGAGACCGGCGATTGCCGCCAGGCTGCTGGACGACACCGAATCGGTGGAGGTGTATAATGCCGACCTGGAGAACGGCGACATCATTCCGGTTCTCCGCCCAGCCTTTGTTGCGCAGACCACTATGAAAGTGCTGGCGATCTGGCAGCATGAATTGAGGCATCTCGGACTTGGGCAACCGCTTCGCCTGTTTGCCGAGCACCGTAATTTCGTTGAATCCCCCATTGCCAATGATACGTTTGGCCGCCTGTATATGAGCGACAACGACAACGGCGGCTTGTCCATGATGGACAGCACGGGGACTGAATACAAGCTGGGCGTCCCTGTTCCGACAGCGACGCCAGTAGTCACAGCGGTAAACAAGCGGCATGGTGCGGTCAGATTTTCCCCAGACACGAACAGTTTTACGTTTACCAGCGCCAGCCGCTGGTACCGGCCATACCTTTTCCCGGATGCCAAGGTGACGTTTACGGGTGATACGCTGCCCGGAGGAATCGTTTCTGGTACGGTGTATGGCATCCTTCAAGCCACGCAGCAAACAGGCGACGTGTGGTCATACACCGTTTACGACACCAACGACAGCAATAAAACCGAAGTCGCCATCACGTCTGCGGGAAGCGACGTTGTGTGTACCAACGAGAAAGAAGGCAGCTTGCAGAACCGCGCCTACGTTTTCACACTGGTTGACGCCTTCGGCCAGGAGAGCGCGCCAAGCCTTCCTACGTCCACGATCTGCGACGCGGCATCCGCCGTGACGCTCAACAATTTGCTCACGCCTGCGGCGACCGCCGGTTTTCCTGCTCCGACCATAAAGCGCATTTATCGCACTTCCACAGGGGCGAGCGGCGAAACGTCATATCAGTTTGTGGGAGAGATCCCAGCCTCATCCTCAACGTACCTTGATAATCTGATGGATGAGGAACTTGGCGAAGTCCTGCCCTCTGCCGACTGGGAGATGCCCCCGTCTGGCTTGAAGCACCTTGTGGAGCTGGCTGGCGGAATCATGGCGGCGCATACGGCGGGCGAGGTGATGTTCTCCGACGTGAACCATCCATACGCATGGCCAGACGCCAACAGATACTCCCTTGATGGCAACATTAAAACACTCGCCGTATCCCAGAACACCGTGTTCGCCATTACCGATGGCGTCATTTATTCGCTTACTGTGGATCCTGACAGCGGAGGCGTATACATCACGAAGCTGGACGGCCTGACTCCATGCGTGTCTGCGGAAGGGGTGGCGCCAACTCCATTTGGCGTTCTGTTCCCTGGGCAGGATGGGCTGTATCTGATTCAGCAGGGCGTTTCGTCTGCTACGAATGTCACTGAAAAAATCATCAGCGAACGGGAATGGAAAAAGTATGTTGTCGCGTCGCTTGTCGGATGTTTCTACGACGCTTCATACATGGCGTTTTTTACTAAAGAAGACGGAACAAAAGGGACTTTCCTCATTGACTTCAGCAGCAGTCAGCAGGCGCGTATGCGCTATATCTCGGACTGGGGGACTGCTGTCACAGTCGTGCCTCATGGGCGCCATATATTTTACGCTTCTCCCACAGGCCATCTTGATTCGTCATCCATATACAAAATGTTTGCGGACGAGAATGATGGTTTTGTGCTGGCCACATGGCGGAGCAAGGACTTTATTTTCCCGACGCCAGTCAACTTTGGAAGCCTGATTATCGAATCCATGGCCGCGGAGGAGAATGTATCGCCCGATGAGGACACAGACATCAACTACTGGGGAGGGAGCATTGGCGGCCACTTATGCGGAGAAATCACGTTCGCTGGCGAAGGAACCAATATCTATCCCGTGAAATTGTCGCGTCTTATCACGGTAGTAGTCGTTGCCGACGACGAGATACGTTTTTCAGGTGCAGTTAAGCATAACAGGTATGTCCGTCTGCCCAAAGGCTTTGCAGCGCGTAAGTGGCATATCATTGTATCCACGGCAATTCCTGTTTCACGAATAGCGCTTGGTACAAGCACCGAGGAGCTTCGATGAAAACGACGCCAATTCCCCCCGTGCCGAATGAAGCTACCCCATCCATGCGCGCTTTCCTGCGCGCGCTGCGGAATGAAGTTTTGTCTGTTTCAGACAAGATTGAGTCTGTGGATAAAGATTTGAAGGCCATGAAAAAGCATTTTGCAAATGCGGCGGATCCTTCTGGAAGCAGCCAGGGAAGTTAAAGATGTACGCAATGTTCTACAAAACATCACTTACAGACGATAAACTCCGTGAGTGTTTTGACAGGATCGCGTCGAACGGGCGGTTTGAACAGACATTTTATGATGGAAAGACCGAGAAGGACGCCGGCGTTTTCATTCATGACATGAGGAATCCGTTTGTTCACTTCTGGCTGATGGCTGACGTGAACGAGAATGGAAGCAAAGAAGCGGGCTTCATCTGGGTTACGGCATTGGAGCGCGGCGGGGCTGACGGCGGCACGGCGAACATCCATTTCTGCATGTTCGATGGCGTGCATCCGCTGCTCCAGTTCCGTCTCTGCCGTTTTGGCGTATCCCGTATTCTCCGCCTCATGGATGATGAGGGCAAATACATCATTCAGACGCTGTTTGGGATAACTCCGGTGCGGAATAAACAGGCGTGCCGCTGGGTCAGGAATGTTGGCTTCACGGAGCTTTGCATCCTGCCCGGGGTTGCGTACATGGCCGATACCCGGAAGAACGAGGACGCCATGCTCACTTACGCCACACGGGAAACAATTAAAGAGGAATGGGGTATCTCTTTATGAAAATCTACCGAAGCATCACCTTTGACATGAAGACGGGCGCGGTGATCGCCGAAGACTCGTATGAGTACAGCGGCCCCGTGGCGGAGTGCAAGGGCAAGGGCGGTTCATCCTCTACCACGACTTCCACGACCACCATCAACGCGGAACCGGACAAGGAATACAACGCGCGCATGGCGGCTGTGGCTGAACAGCAGCAGAACCTTTCCGGAAAGTTTTTTGACTGGTGGCAGGACGTGCAGGCGCCAGTTGAAGCGGCTACAGCGGCGGCGCAGCTTGGGTTGCTCCCGACGCTCACGGCGATTGAGCAGGCCGAAGCCAATGCCAGGCTGCAGCTTGTGCCGGAGCAGGCCGGACTGACGCTTGAACAGACGCGGGCAGCACGGGGACTCCTTCCCTTGCAGACGGCACTTGAGCGGGCCGAAACCAATGCCAGGCTGCAGCTTGTGCCGGAACAGGCCGGACTGACGCTTGAACAGACACGGGCAGCGCGGGAACTCCTTCCATTGCAGACGGGGGTGGCACGGGAACAGGCCGGGTTGACGCTTGAGCAGGCGCAGGCGGCGCGGGGGCTTCTCCCCTTGCAGACGGATATTGCCAGAGAGGGGCTTGAATCATTCAAAGGCATCCAGTCGGACTTTTATAAAGCATCCCGTCCGCTGTCTGCGGAAGTTTACGCTGGCCGCGCCGTCGCCGACACGAACAAGTCTCTTTCTGCGGCGCAGGACACGCTGTCACGCAATCAGGCGCGCATGGGCGTTTCTCCTAACAGTGGCGCTGCGCAGGCGGCACAGCGCGACCTGGCACTTGCCGGCGCGGCTGCTCGCGCAGGCGCGGCGAACACCGGGCGCCTGGCAGGCGAGAACATCAATTATGAACGGCTGAAAAACGCTGTCACATTCGGGGGCAAGTGATGCGATCGTATACTGATGCCTTCAAGGCCGGGCTGATCAGCGACAACTGGGGCGATACGTTCTCCATGCCGCAGATGCCAAAGGCTCCGACCATGCCGCAGTTTGGCGGGAATCAGCCGCAGGCTGGGGCAGGGGACTTTGTGACTATGGCGCAGAAGGCTGTCAGCACTGCAAATAACAACCGCATAAGCGACATGATAAACCTGACGGATCCGCTGGCGCAGCAGGTACAGCAGGCGACCATGAGCAATAACGCCAGGATAACCGGGCTTACCGCCAATGTGCAGGGCGCGCAGACGCCTTCGCCCGCCATGCTCCAAGCCAACGGACAAGGTGTGGGCGGTGGTTTGCAGATGCTTGGCCCGGCGGCACAGGGCAACCTTCAGTCGAAACTTAAAGTGAATATAGCCCCCAATATGAACGGAGGTATGAAGTAATGGCAGGCGGACTGTTCCAGATGGGACCGATGGGATGGACGAAAGCGGCAGAGCTTGCCACGCAGAACCTTGCAGGCGCGGCGCAGTCTTATGCCGCCATGGACAAGGCGGTGCATAAAACGGAAAACAAGACGAGCACCACCACAGAAAAGAGAAAGAGCAACGTTTTTGGTGATCTGATGCCCGTGCTGGGAACTGCCGCTGGCGCGGTGTTCGGTGGCCCTCTCGGTGCGTCCATTGGCGCAAGTCTTGGCGGCGCTGTAGGCGGGGCAATGGGCGGTATGTCCGCGCCGGCTCTTGGCGGGGCATTAAGCGACGCGGCTGGCGCAATCGGAAGCATAACCGCCGACAACCCCTCGTCCACCAGCTGGCGATATGATTCGCAGGATCCGGCCAACCGCAACAAAAGATGGGGGGACTTCCGCTGATGAGCAGATACAACACGAGAAATACGAGAGATGACGGCGGTCTCTCCATGTACGAAGGCGCGTACCTTGGCGCGCAACTGCAAAACATTGGCAAACAATATCTGGCCGACAAGCACCAGAAGGCCGTGGACGGCATCTTTGACCAGATTACGGCATGGGTGAACGAACACGGAGGCGACCCCACAAGCATTGACCCTATGCTTTATTCCTCGCGCGACGGCATGGAGGCCCTTGGCAAATGGCGCGACAACTATGTCAGGACGCAGGAAGGCGCGCAGCGTGTGGAAGAAGCGTGGGGCAACCTGGCACAGCGCCAGGTGGAAAACGCCACAGCTATTACCAGTTTCCTTGAACAGAACAAAGACAACGACCAGCTCTTTTCCGAAGGCGTAGCCAAACTTGGAGAAGTGACTGGGCTTCCATATTCCTTGCGGCCTTCGCAGGAACAGGCCGGACGTTATGAACTGCTCTACAAGGGGCGTGAAGGCGATACGCCAAATGGTGTGACCTATTCGAAAGACGAACTGCTTGGGATGCTGAAAAGCAATATTGCTGATTCGGACAAGCTGAAACGCTACCTTATCGGTTCGCATATCGCCATTACCAAGGGGAATAACGCGGCGATGCGGGATCGCAATCAATGGGCTTACGACGTGGACAGGAACGGCGTTGAAACGACGCTTATCCCGCAGATGATATTCAATGAGCAGGGCGGCCTGGTCAGCGGGTATCAGGTGTTGCAGCGCGGCAAGCCCGTAACCTTTGCCACGCTTCAGGAGCTGGCGCAGGACTACGGCATCCTCCCCGGTACGCAGGGTGGAATGAGTCAGCGCGTTCGCCAGGCGGGCGGCGGAGGCGGAGTGCGTCTTGGCGGTGGTGGCACCGGCGGCAACGCGGCTTCGCTGAATGGAGGCGGACAGCAGCTTAAACCGCTGAACAAAGAACAACAGGCCGCCATCAACGAGAATTTTGAAGATACGTCTACGCGTGCGCTGGCTGAAATAATCCAGAGGCAAAATCCTGGGTTTGGCCATAATCAGCTTGTCATGCGCGTTCACGAGATGCTGAATTCTGTCTATGAAGAAATAGCCAGGGCGAATCCTTCCATGGCAAAGGAGATAGCCGCCTCTCCCAACAAAAATGCCATTATTGCCCAGTACATCATGACAAGGCCGCAGGCAGAACAAGAACAGCCAGGCAATGCCGCCCGCCCGTCTTCCACTGGGAGCAATGGCGGCGTGCCGCCTTCCACCGGAGGCAGCGCTGACGAGAATAAACCTGCCGGAGATACCCAGCCTGGCGCTAATGAAGCGAAACCGATCTACGCCAAAGATATACCCCCTGGCTGGACTGGCGATTTGTACAGAAAGGCTGCCGAAGTATTCGGCGATGACGCCGTGAAGGGAATGACTCCGGATCAGGCGGCCAGCAGGCTTGCGGAACTTGAACTTAACAAAGAGCGGGATGTGCTGAACAGGCAGGTATCTGAAGCCCTCAAACGCGAAGTCAGCTTCAAGAATGACGGTGGAGCCCGCGCATTGCTGAACCGCCTCAAAAAGAAGGCCGGGCACAGGGAACGCAACGCCATGGTAGATAAATGGAGCATGGCCCGGCGTGATGAAAGGAATAAAGCCATCTATGAGCAGTTTATCAATACGTTCGGGATCCAGCCGGAGGACTACGGGATAGACGTAAGCACAGCCAGGTTCATCTTAAAAAGCCTTACTGGAAAACCGCAGCAAGCCCGCTTCGGCGGACGGTGATCAGACAGCCAGACAGGAGATACAGAAGCATGGCAGTTTATACTGACAGCAGAGAAGATCAGGAATTGCTTCGCAGCATCATAGCGAACGTGAAGGCCGGCGGTAATGCCGCGGCTCCCGGCGCCTCTGAATATGAGGGGGAAGGCGGGACAGGCAGCGATATTATCAAGTCCATGAAGGCAGGTGCATGGGATACGGCGGCGATTGTTCCAGGTCTTATTGCTGGCGGTGCGCGTGCCATTGGCGCGGATACCATAGCCAATCTGGCAGGTGAGGCCTATCAGGGGCTGCACGGACTTGCCGAGGAAAACCGCAGCGAGATGTCCGAGGAAGGCAAAGCGGCCAACGCCAAGAAATTCATCGAGAAGGGCGAAGATGGCAAGTATCATCTTGGCAGCGCCTGGGGGGACTGGCGTTCCGTTGCGAACAGTGTGGCTGAATCACTGCCAGGGATGATCAGCAGTTTCGGTATAGGCGGGGCTATCGCCAAATCCCTCATCAAGCGCGGCCTTTCAGAACCAATCGCATGGGCCATTGGTTCAGGCGTCGGTGAAGGCTCCGTTGCCGGTGCCCAGAACGGGCTACAGGTTCAGGACAGCATTATGTCCATGCCGCAAGACAGTCTGGACGAATCGCCTGAATACAAGGCGTTGCTCGAACAGGGCTATTCCAAGGACGAAGCGCGCAGGGAACTGGCTTCCAGCGCCGGGCTTATGACAGGCGCCATCACGTCCGTAACAACCGGCGTTCTCGGCGCTGGCCCTGGCTACGCCTTTGGCAGGGCCGTCGGACGCTTCGGGCGTAAGGCCGCAGGGAAGACAGCGGAACGAGGGCTTGTCGGTACTGCCGGAGAACAGGCGCGCAATGAGGCTGCGGAAGAATTCGCGCAGTCCGCTGCAGAGCAGTACGTCCAGAACGTGCAGCAGGGGCGGGCAGATATAGCCCTCGATCCGATGGATGACGTATGGGATGCCGCAGTTAAGGGTGCCTTTGCCGGCGGCGTCATGGGAACTGGTATCTCGCCGGTGGCTTACTACGGCAGGCGTGCCAGGAAGGAACAACAGGCATCCGAGTTTTCCGGCGGGACTGCCGACCAGGAAGGAATGAGACCAGCAGATCTTGTTCCTTTGTCCGGCGCGCTGGCCCCGGCGCTTGGCCCCCGCTTCGGCGGGAACGCCATCTCTCCGGATGCCGTGATTGATGAGAACGGGAACGTCATTATCCTTGACGCGAACGGGAATCCCGTCAGTGTGAACGGTGCGTATACCCAGCCTGCCGGGCAGCAGAGGCAGAGCATTGAAAGCATTCCTCCGCCTTCTCCGGCAATGCTCGCAAACGGAGGTGAGGCCGGCGCTCTTCCGCTTGGTTCCGGAGCCATCCCGGCGGGGATGGAGCAGACTGGCGCATCACCGATCCGCCTGCGCGGCATCAATGGCGAAGTCGGCCAGAATATCCAGCCTGATGGGACGGAACCGATTGCTGAACCAACCGGGCGCGGCCCTGCATTGCCTGCTGGCAGCGGCATGGCTTCCAACAACGGATGGACCGGCGGATCGCTTAACGTGCCCGTGCTTCCGCTTCGCAATCAGCAGGAACAGGCACAGACTCCGCTTGAAGCCGGTGTCATGGCCATGCTTGGCGGCGGCATGGTTCAGCCGCAGGATACCATCCCTGCGCAGGCGCAGTCTGCCACTGGAATACCCGGTACTGCCGCGAGCGAAACTATTACGGGGGATGTGCCTCCCGTTGCGGCAGATGCGCCTGCAAGCCTGGCCGTTGCTGAAAATACCGCTGTCCAGCCCCCTGTTCCTGCCGGGCAGGAAGTGCCACAGCTGCCGGCGCAGTTTGGCGGCATGCCGCCTGGAACTGGCGCCGGGGCGGCGGCACAGCCGGATGTACCTGCGGCGTTGGCTGCGGCGCCCACGGAGCAGGAAGCGAAGCCGGATACACCGAGCGACTTCTTTAACCGCCACATCATAATCGCAAGACCAAGGCCTGCTTACCGTGCTGCGGAAAAAACTGAGCCTGCTCCACCTGCAGCGGTTGCGCCTGCTGAAGAAGCAGTGCCAGCGGCGTCCGTTTCAACGGACGGCGGTTCCCCGCTCCCTGTTCGTGCGGATGCGCCGGACGGCACGGAATCCCAGGGGCGTCAGGAACCTGCGAATACAGCCGAACTTAATCTGTCGCAGAACGAGAGAGGGTTATGGGAACTGACCGGCAACACATTTGAGCACAAGGAAAAGATCCGCCGCCTTGGCGGGCGCTGGAACCGTGACAGGCAGGCGTGGATATTCAAGCCTGAGCAGGTTGAGCCGGTGCGCGAGGCTTTCGCGGACCTGCTGGGGGAACAACAGGAAAACAATAACAGTGCCATTGAGCCAGCAGGGACGCAGAGCGGGGAAAACCAGACTACTGACGCCAGGGCGAAGGACGCGAAGACTGGCATCGGCAAAGATCTGCACGAAGCCATGCAGCTGGTCGAGAACGTCCTGAAAGATAACAATGCAACGGCAGAAGAAAAGGCGGAAGCGTGGTGGTATCGAAGACAATTGCGAAAAGCAAGCGAATCGTACTACGGCTCTACCGGAGAAGAAAGCAACGCAACGGCTTCACTTTCTGGAATTGTGGAACCTTTGAGCGTGATGTCGGCAATGGGCGCTGATATTGCCAATTCCAAGCTGTATCCGAAGCTGGAACCCTTCTTGGGCAACATACGAAATAACTTGCCGTCTTCTGCACAGGCATACGGCACATCTTCGTATTTCACAAATTCTTCAATGAACACCGGCTCGTTGGGTGTTCCTCTTTCCCAGGGCGTTCCGTCCGAAGCGTCGCGCCCGTCCTTGAACATGGTGCGGAGAGGGGGAGAAGATGCCATATCTGAACCTCCTGCTGATAGTGCAAGCATAGCACGTGAAGGTACACCAATCAACAATGAAAAAGGGAGGATAACCGGAGCCGGGACGATGATACTTGGGCGTGGCATCCAAGACGCAGCGCATTATGAAGTGCGTGAACTCTCTGACGTGATTTCATCCCATGATCCGGAGAACGGTTTTGCCAGGCGAAAGGATTATCCCGCAGAAGCGCAGGAACGCCCGTACCATTCTGACACTGGCGAACAGCATAAGGTACGCGGCAATGCCCAGGATTATCAGCCTGGGTACGTATTGAACACGGACGTCACTGCCGGGAACGGGCCTTCCATCATCACGAATGACGGAATCGTTCTGGGCGGAAACAGCCGCGCGATGACCTTGCAGCTGGTCTATGCCAGGCATCCTGACAAGGCGGCCGCATACCGTCAGGAACTCCAGCGGAAGGCGGATCAGTTTGGAATAGACCCGTCCGCCATTGCAGGGATGGAGAGGCCCATCCTCGTGCGCGTGCTGGAACAGCCGCTGACCGTTGAAGAAATGGCGGTCAAGTCCCGCCAGTACAACCAGACGACAACGCAAAAATTGCAGGCCAAGGCGGAAGGGGTATCGCGCGGCCGCATGATAAGCGCGGAGGCATTAACCTCCCTTTCCGAAGGGATGGCAGATTTTGACACGCTAGCACAATTCCTAGACAGCCCGAAGTCTAAAGGTTTTGTTGACTTGCTGCGGCAGAACGGCGTGATTGAGGAAACAGAATTATCCAGCCTCATGGAGAAAAACGGGCTGCTCAATGACCGTGGCAAGAAGCTGGTGACGGATTCGCTGCGTGGCATGGTCGTGCCGAATTACGACATATTGGATGCTGCGCCTCCTTCCGTCCTGAATAAACTGGACAGGGCAATCCCGGCCCTTGTCAGGCTGAAAGCGCGCGGCGGCGAATGGGATTTAACAAAACCGCTTACTGCGGCGCTGCGCATTGTGGGCAAAGCCGATGCAGAAGGCCGCAAGGTGGAAAGCTGGCTGGGGCAGGCAGAGCTTATTGCCACAGATCCGGACAAAGGACGGCCTAACGTGCAGGCTCTTGCGCTGACGCTTGCCAATGCCACACAGAAAGAAGTCCTGGCCAGATTTGAAACTATGGCCGCTGACAGCGAACGCCAGGTAAAAGGACGCGGGATGCTTATAGCGAAGCCTGAAAACACGCCAGCCAAGGCGTTTATCCGCGCGTTCACGCGGCCTCTGGCTTTTGTTGACGGGAAGGCAATAGCCAACTTTGACCCGCAGCACAACGCCACCCATGCCGCGTTGCAATGGGCATACGATAATGGAGGGAATAAACATGCTGTCTCAGCAGCGCAGGAACGCCTGCATAAGACACTGATATCAAAAAAGGCCACGGCTGAACAGAAATCCGAAGCACGGGATATGATGCAGATACTTGCCGGCTTCTCAGGCACGGTGAACCTGTATCCGCCGAAGCTGGGGCAGCTTTTCAGAATGGACGAGCCAGGTGCGAAGGCCGGAACAAAAACCGGCGAACCATATGTCGGGGCAGAGCAGGGCAGCAAAAGCGCTCCGGCGGCGGCAGAACAGGGTGGGAAGGCTGAAGAAAACGCTCCGAGCGCGGCAGGGCCACAGGAAGACTCTGCCTCTACAAAGGAAGGGACCACAAAACATGGCAAGAGCAAGCCAGGGCAAAAGATAGAGGACTTTGGCGAAAAGATAGGCGGCGCACGCAAGGACGTATGGAAGGAAACATTGGAGGCGGCAGCAACCGCGACGGAACACGACTTGGCTTACAGGCCGGTTTCCGAACTGTTCCCCGCGCCGAACTATCAAAAAATGCTCGACGAGGGGATGAATCCACGAGCGGTTGACTTCATCCATGCGGCGCGGGACTGGCTGACGGATATAAAGAGAAAAAGCCTTTACCGTGTCAGAGGGTATATGAAAGATGTCCAAATGGTTTTTGGCTTCATGGTGGATGTGGCCAAAAATCCAGCAGCAATCAGCGAATTTGATCTAAAACTCAAGGAACTGAAAGGGACCAAGGACGCTCTTGAGAGAAAAATGGATTTATACAAAGCCGCGGGGCACGGCGAATCCCTCGGCAAATACAATCTTTGGGTAAATGCATACACATATTTTCGTGGACAAAGTCTTTCAAAGCCGACCCCCATCTGGACCGTAGAGAGCGGCGACAGTACGGTGGTGTTTGGCTTGTCCCGGGAAGAAGCGCTGGAAAAATTCAAACAATGGGCCAAGGAGCATCTGGGGGAAAAAGGGGCGGACGAGAAAAAGAAGAAAATTTCGAGTCCGCGATTCGCCGTTACTTCCAGCTTCGCAGACAGAGACGGGAACAAGAGGACATATCACCTTAGCGTGAAGGCGAGGGGCAGGTATATCGAACTTGCGGGGCCGTTCGACACGAATAAGGAAGCAATTTCCTACTATCACGAACACAAGGAAGACCTGCTCTCCAGATACGAACGGCTAAAGGACATCCCGAAAGAACGGCGAGATTCGAACGTGCCTCGCGTGGGCGAGGATTACCGCAGGGGGAAAGACGTAACGCCGGAGAAATTTTCCGGGGCTTTCGGCTTCAGAGGCGTGGAATTCGGGAACTGGGTGGAAGGTAGCAGGCGGCAGCATGATTTGAATGAGGCGTATGACGCACTCATGGACCTTGCCGGGGTAATTGGCGTATCGCCCAAGGCTCTTTCCTTGAACGGAGAACTTGGTCTCGCCTTCGGCGCCCGGGGCCGATCCGCTTCTGCCGCGGCACACTACGAGCATGCCAGAGTGGTCATCAACCTGACAAAAACGAAAGGCGCCGGCGCTCTTGCGCATGAATGGATGCACGCCATTGACAACTATTTCTCCAGGATGGCGGGGGATCCAAAGGGGTATCTGTCTGAGGCAGCCGCAGGCAGATTGCCGCAAAAATTCCGCAAAGAGAATTTGCGTGGGGAAGTCTTCACAGCATTTGAAAACGTGAGCAAAGCTATCAAAGGCAGCGAGATGGCGAAGAGAAGCCTCTCATTAGATGCGCTCCGTTCTTCCCCATACTGGGCGAAAGAACCCGAAATGGCAGCCCGCGCCTTCGAAGCATACGTCATTGACAAGCTCAAAGCCTCCGGCGGCACTAACGACTATCTCGCCAACGTCCTCCGAGCTGAAGAATGGGGAGAACGAGCGGACAGACTACACGGGTATCCTTATCCGACGCAGGACGAACTGCCGGTGCTGAGCAAGGCGTTCGACACGTTCTTTGACGTGCTGGAGGAACGCAAGACAGACAAGGGCATTGCCCTTGCATCGCTCATTGACGGGCGTTTCCTTCCTCCTGCTGACGGCAGGGAGGGCAGCCGTCCGAAATTGTCAGAAGTGCAGGCAGTCGCAGATAAGATCGCCGGCATAGCCAAGAACGCGGCGAAGACGCACGTGGTGCAGGGCTTCAAGGATTTGCCGGAGCGGATTCGCGGATTGTACGGGAGCAGCCAAAGCCGCGTGGAAGGCATGTACGACCCGCGCACGGACTCCGTTTATCTGATTACGGACAACCTTTCCAGCGCAGAACGCGCCGCGGAAGTGTGGGCTCATGAGCAGATCGTGCATCACGGATTGCGTGGGCTCATGCCAGACGGAGACTACCGTCGTGTCCTGAACAGGCTGTTTAAGGACATGGGAGGCATGAAGAACGACACCATACGAGCGACGGCGGCACGGTATGGGCTGGACCCGCGCGATGGCATGGAACCCCGCATGCGGGTAATGGAAGAAGTCATTGCCCACCTTGCCGAGAAGAAGGGCCCCGATCTCTTGTCCAGGGCAGAGAAAGGCTTATGGCAGAAGATTGTGGATGCAGTGCTCCGCGCATGGAAAAATCTGGTACAAGCCATCACAGGGCGGCCTGTCGCTATGCAGGCGCAGAACATAGACAACTTGCTGTCCATGCTGGGAAGTTATGTCATTGACGGCCTTGGGACAAGGCAGGCAGGCGGCGCGGCAGAGAATACGGCGGAGGCCAAGCTGGCGCGGGATGTGGCGAAATGGGAAAAGACGGTGGACGCGCTTACGGGAAAACCCAGCTCTCATGTTCTGATGCTTACACAAACACCGTTAATCATGCACATGCTGGGGGCTGATTTCAAGGCGCTTTATGCCGCACCGCATGTGTTTGACGGGTTGTTCCCCGGCAAGGCGACGGCTGGGCACCATGAGCACGCCAACATAACCCGTGACATCCTCAAGCAAATACCACAAGCCATTACTGACCCTATTGCAGTGTTTGATTCACCGCAAACGGGGAATACTTGCTATATGCTGGATGTGCTGGATGAAAACGGCGCTACGGTTGTTGCTTATGTGGAATTTGACGCCCCAAAGGGGCATTCAAGTGCCAACATAGTACGGACGGTTTTTGCAAAAGAAGATGGTAACACACCACGCCTTGATTGGTTCAGGAAACAATACCAGCAAAATTTGCGCTACATAAATACACAAAAAAAGAGGCGTTGGAACGCAACCTCCGGGGCTAATTCCCTTTGGGGCAAGACTTCCAACGCCTCTGGAAACAAAGTACTCACCGAGGCAGATCTTGTCAAGGCGAAAGAGCAGGCCGGCGGGGTGATGTACCAGTTCGCTTATCACGGTTCGCCGTTCCGTTTCGACGAGTTCACGATGGAGCATATCGGCGAGGGCGAAGGAGTGCAGGCTCACGGCTGGGGATTGTACTTCGCGCAGGACAAGAATGTCAGCGAAGGGTACAGGGAACACCTTGCCGATTCTGGCGAGCTGTACAAATTTGACGGCAGACTATGGGAAAAGACAAACGACGGATGGTACGATGTTGAGCAGGGCTGGACACTTCCCTACAACGACCAGCTTGCTTTAATCTTTGACGCCATTTCTGAATACGGAACGGCACAGAAAGCCATAGAACAGACTGAAAAAAAGATAAAGGAAATTGAGGAAACGCTGGATGAAGATGAACAGGCAAGTGAAAATAATGATTGGCAACAACTCAAGAAAACGCTTGACGGCCTGAATGAGTTCGGTGATTCCATTGAAGAGGCGAATCCTGGTCAGCTTTACAAGGTGGACATTCCCGAAAGCGACGTGCTTCTGGACGAGGACAAGACTTTCTCGGAGCAGCCGGAAGCCGTGCAGAACGCTGTCAGAAAGCTGCTCCCTAAAGTTTCCGATACTAGTAGCGGCAAGGCGATATATGCCGCGCTCAAGAAAAAACTGGGTGGCCCAAGGAAAGCATCCCTCGCACTGAACGAACAAGGCGTCAAGGGCATCACCTACGACGGTCAGCAGGACGGGAGATGCTTCGTCGTGTTTGATGACGAGGCAATTCAGATTCTTGACACGTATGCTTCACTCTCTTCGGCTGGCAAGCAGGTGGCGGCTGAACCCGTCATCCAGGCTGACGGTTCTGACAATCCCCGTGGCGGAAGAAGCACCGCCACCGATGAAGCCCCCTACGCTTCCATCGGCGACGCGGCTGACCGTATCCTGAACTGGAAGACCCGTGAAACCCTTGACAAAACCATGGCGGACGAGAACATCCGCATGTACTTTGACAATAAGGATCTGTCAAAGATGCAGCGGATCCTCATGCTCCCGCACTGGATCGCCAAGAAGTTCCCAGGCTTCGCCCGCGTCTATGAGCGTCAGATCCGCCGCGTTGACGAACGGTCAGCCGAGAAGAAGCGCAGCCTTGAAGAAATCCCGTCCCTGTTTGGCGACAAGGCGAATTTGGACAAAGACGATATGGCCCAGCTTCGCAAGGTCATCTTCGAGTACGACGGCAAGGACGTGAAGGAACTTGAAGGTGCAGACAAGTACCGCGCGGGCGAACGCCTGGCCAATGGGCGCCGGCTTCTGGAGACGAACGAGGACTATTACAAGGACTATGGCAAGTGGCTGGATGGCCTGAACCTTCGCCCGAAAGTACGCGAGGCCATGATGGAGATCCGCAAGTCTCTCGATCATGACCTGCTGATTGCCTATAACCGCCTGGCGCGGATGCACGAAATGGACGACGGAGCAATAAAGAGGCTTCGTGAGACCATCGGGCATATCCAGAACTATTTCCCGCATCACAGATACGGCAAATTCTACCTGCAAGCCGTGGATCCCGATACGCGCGAAGTCCTGTACCGAGAGCATTTCGACGCCACGCTGAGCGCAAAGAATGAGGCCGTCCGGCGCAGGGCGGGGGCAATCAGGGCGAATCCGGAACTTGCCAATGCCCGCTGGAGCAGCGGCAGGAACGAGAAACTCCCTGACGAAGCTTTTGGCCGCATCCTTGACCCCGAAGCCATGGAGCAGATCATTGCTGCTGCGACAGACCGCATAGGCGACAAAAAACAAGCGGAAAAGGTGCGGGCGGCCTTGCATGAAGCCGTGGCCGAAACGCTGAAAACAAGCGGATGGGGTTCGCACGCTATCGGACGGAAGGGGGTTCCAGGATTCGAGAGCGAAGACATTGTGCGCGTCCTGTACGACTACAAGTCCGGCCTGTCCGGCTGGCTCACAAAAATGGAAGCGGCACGGGACTTCTCTGATGCCCTTGGCAAAATCAACGCGAAGGCGCATCCGCAGGAATGGACGTACACGTCGCAGTACGTCAGGGACGTCCTCCGGAACCTTGACAGCGTGGACAGGTTCGTGGGCGCCGTCAAGAGTCTGTCATTCGCATGGTATCTTGGCGCGCGTCTTTCCACAGCCACGCTGAACCTGACGCAGAATATCGTCATCGGCATCCCCCGCTTGCAGATGGACATCAACGGCAAGCCAGGCCAGTACCTTAAAGCCGCGTACAAGCAGATAGTGAACCAGTTCGCGCAACGCTTTGGCGACAACAAGGCAGGACTGACCGCCGAGGAAGCGCAACTTATCCAAGAGCTTTACGGGGACAACCTGATTACCGACGCTTTCATGGAAGAGGCGCGCGGGCATCTGTCTGGAAGAGGCGGGGCCAAGCTGTGGAACAAGTTCACCAAAGTCATGGGTTACCCCATGGCCGTGGCGGAGCGTTTCAACCGTGGTTCCATTGCCATTGCGGCGTTCAACGCAGCGCGAGACGGGCAGTTGAAGGACGCGGCGAAGAAGAGGTACGGCATCACTTCAAAAGACGGCAAGGCCACCTATGAACAGGCAAAGGCATTCGCGGAAGAGATTGTGCGCGACAGCCACTACGTCTACGGCATAGGCAATATGCCGGAATGGCTGCGCGGAGGCGTAGCCGGGCGCATGGCGTCAGGCGCATACACCTTCCGCAGTTTCACGACGAATACGCTTGGTGCATGGCACTGGGCGCTTTCGACGCAGGGCAGGGAAGGCCGTAAAATGGTGGCGAAGTCACTGGCGGCTACAGTCGCCCTGGGCGGGCTGACGTCCTTCCCGTTCTACGCTACGCTCATGGTTCTTTTCCAGTCACTGACCGGCGACGATGACGACTGGACGGAACAGATCCGCAAGGGGCTTCCGAAGAATGACCTGCTCCGCGACGTGGTATGCTATGGTCTGCCAGCCATGGCCGGCGTGAACATGGGCAACAGCCTGAAAATGGAAACACCCGTCACTGACGCCTTGCAGCGGGCTTCGTCGCCATCCGAGGTTTTCCAGAAGTCGCTGGTGGACATCTTCGGCATCCCGTTTGACCTCGCGCAGAAGCCGCTCAAGGCGGTTGAGGCCATCAACGCCGGGAACGAATGGCGCGCCATTGAAGCCCTCATGCCCAGCGCGGTAGCGGCTTCCATGCGGGCGTACCGCCTTGCCACAGAGGGACAGCGCACCCTTCGCGGCAAGCCCATCAACAACCCTGGACAGCCGGGAGCGCGGAAGATAAGCGCTGGCGAAGCGGTACTTGCCTCCCTTGGCTATGGCCTGACTTCAAGCGCCAAGTCTTATGATGCGTATCAGGCTGGCCAGCACAGCGCGCAGGTCCGCTCCGAAAAGCTCAACGATATTGTCGTTGAGCTGCTGAAGGCGCAAAAAACAAAAGACGCGAAGCAGGCGGCGCGGATCACGGCAGAGGCCAAACGGGAAGTGGCAGCCTGGAACAAAAAGATGGAAAGAGAGAAGAAGCCGCACATGACCATATCGACGAAAGACATCGTGCGGAGAATGAAGGCGCGCCAGGCTGAGAACAAGCCTGACAAAGAGAAAGCCAGACGGTACGCCGAAGTATGGGGGAATTAACATTCCGCCTGTGACTTTTTTGGATTTGAATCCCCAAAAACAAAAAAAGCCCCCGCACTCGCGGGGGCTGCATTTTATGGCTAAGCTACCGTGGATTCGTGAATGACCTCCACCTTTGCTTTGAACTATTTTTAATAGTAAATTAAACTGTTGTTTATATCTCTTAGGTTGCGGTTAATATTCTCTAATTCATTTATTTTTTGTTCCTCATGAAAATTCCGTATAGTATCGTTATGTCGTTGCATAGCATCGTTATGATGTTGCAAGAGGGAGTCCCTTTGTCTTCTTTGTTCTTCTTGCTGATACAACACCATGTTTTGTTGATTTAACGAATCAGATGCGCGTAGCCATGCTTGCTGGTTACTATAATATTCTTCCATGTTTGGAGAGTAAGACGCAAGCCTATACTCTCCAGATTCTGTATTTTTAAATACTAAATAATATGGGATTGAACCATAAAAAACTTTAAATGCGCTGTATTGATAAATAATAGCATCAGGTGTTCTTTTAACAAAGTCAGGTTTTCCTATCTGGCTTTCAACACTTGCAATTGTTTGCCCAAGCTGTAGCTCGTTAATTTTTCCAACTGTGGTTGACGCACATCCAACCAAGGAGACGGTTGCAATCAACATTACGAATACCAGCAATGCCTTTTTCATGTTTCCCCCCATTTCCCTCCCGCGTATCACATAACTATGTGTAATGCAACGGGAAAATAATTTCGATGAATCTGCCCGAAAGTCGAAAGGGAATAAGCGCCGCGCTTGGCGGGCTGCTTTGGTATTTTGGGGAATGAGTGATGGGGGGCGAAGTGATGGAGTGATTCATGTTCAGGCACATAATTCGGCACATAGGATTCTGAAAACTAGCGGTATTTGGGCACATTGCACACGGTGAGCTGTGTTATTTATTTAATTGTTTTACATAGTTACATATCAATTATTACTCTTCCCAAGCTGAAGGTTGCGGGTTCAAATCCCGTTTCCCGCTCCAACGCGCTCCAGGCACTTACAGGCAACGCCCTGCGAGTGCTTTTTTTTTGTGCCCGCCGCCGGAGAGAGGCGGGCGAAATGCGGGAAGCGCGGGGGGAGGCGGATGGTGCGGCGAGGCCGGGGCGGCTTTTTTTTCGGGCGGAGAGGCGGCCTTTTCCGGGGGGGCGGGGGGAATCATTCCCCCCGTGCGCCTGCCATCCTGACGGCCATGAAACCTTCGTTTGAAAGGGGGGGAGAGCGGGGGAAACGCCCCGCGCCCCCTGCGCGGGCGGAAGCGTGTCCGGCAGGGATAGAGGCCGCCGCGCTTCCGAGGCGCGCTGCCTGCACGGGCGTGTGCCGGGAAACCGGGAAGAGGGCGTGCTGAAAAATAA